GCATTCGTACACTATGGGAATAGGACCATTGATGGAAGAAGATGCAGAAGGAATGAATACCGTTGTTCTAGAAGGGGAAGAGTATCTGGTGGTAGGTAAGGCTCTGAATACAAAGAAGTCGGTACAGGTAGGTTCAATCATCAGAGTCAAAGTAGATGAGGTAAAGAAGAAGAAAGACGGCTACAGTCTTTATTCCGCGAAACTTATTGAGATACCGGAAGTAGAACTACCGGACAAGATAGAAACACTAGAGCAATTGTCCAAGAAGACAAAGAAATCACTAGCGTTGGTTACTGAACTACCAGAATTGGCTGAAGACGTAGGGCGGGCATTCAAGGTTAGGAGTGGACTCAAAAATAGAAAGGAAGAGAAGAAGTCCTT